AAGGCCCTGCAATACTGCATTTTCAGATGCAAGAGTCTTAAGAAACTCTCCCATAACATTAGTGTCATAGGTTTCATAAGATTCGAATAGCTCTACTAGACTTTTGCGAGCTTTTCTATTCGCGCGCTCTCCTTCATCGCGTAGTTTTTTTCCTAGTCCGGATTCATATATTTTTTCTATCTTTTTAAGCTGAGATAAATTAATTTCATTAAACCCAATCTCTTCTTTCAGGCTCATGATGTGAGCGCTCTGAGAATTTCGAAAGTTTTCAAGCGATTCTTTGGCAGCATTGATAGCTTCTGCAAGCTTACGCTTTTCGTCGGCTCCCTCTTTCTCAGCCGCGGCAAGCAACTTCACCTCGCGCGTGGAATCCTCTAGAGATTTAAGTATTTCCAGCCTATTTGCCAGAGCAATTTTTTGTGCACTGGTAAAATCTTGTGTGGCATTAATTGCTTTTTTAAGCTCTTCGGTATGTTCTTTAATTTTCCCTGCATCCAAGCCTTGACCAATTAAAGCTTCAATGGTCGACGCTACAATACTGTCATCATTTTCCGGCATTATAAATAAACCTCCAGCCTATATAAATAGTTTTACACAAAAAAATAAAGCCTTGCTCCACACAAGGCTTAATTAATTACCGCTTAAAGCTTCATTTTCTTTCTCAATCTGATCAGAAAGCTTTCGCAAAAACCACATTCGAAGTCCAACTGGAAGATTATAGGCCTCAATGAAACTCCAGCCACCATAATATTTCATATAAAAAAAGTGCTCATACACTCTTTCCATATATTTTTCATCCAGGCCAAAAAAACTCCGCAGTAAGCGGAACCTCCCTATCTTCTACACTTCCACATTTTTTACACTCTACTGGTTGTTTTAATTCAATATTTGGGAAAATATTGGGAATTACCTCTCTTAGGCTTCTAGAGTCCCATGCTAACATATTCTCAACAAATCCTGAAACGACGTCTTCCTCACAATGACCATCAACTGAATAAATTAATTTTTTCATTGTCTCAGATATTATTCTATTAGCTTCAATTTGATTTTGAAGCAACTCATCATTGCCAGTAGGTATTTGTATGCCAACTTTTATACCAGATTTAGGAAGCTTATACTCATAAACCTGCTGCTCTGCATTCCAAGTAACTCCCATCTTTTTTAACTTCTTTTGATCAAAACAAGAATCTAGATAATTAATTTTTTTCAAGTCAAATGAATGATCTTGTGAGTGGAAGCAAACGCCACATCGGCTAGTAGCCTTATATTCATTTCCATATGCAGAAATTCTAGCTGCAATCATAATCGCATTTCTATCGCCAACCAATAATTCATTAGCGTCGACATCGCCAACGACAATACTCTCCATCAATCGATCAATAACAACACCCTCCTTTATTAAGGCTGTTGATGCTAGAAGATCTTCTTCTTTGGTTGTCATTAGCTTAATTTCAATAGTTTTTTGGTTATGTAGTGCATGATCAGGTGGATAGAACATACCTCTAGAAGGTAGCTCAACAAACTCTGTTGGCACTTCATAAACTAAACCAGTGGAAGGTGCTTTAGAAGCCGCAGCCTGAGGCTGTGCACCTAAGCGCTTCTGGTTGTTTCTCATTTAAACCTCTCTTGTTTAAAGGGCAAGGCCGCCCTCGTAAGCGTTGTAAACAGCATAGTCATATGTAATACCAACTGTGACATTTACCAAACCTTCGTCATCATAAGAAAGATCACCATAGTCAACACTCTTCAAGAAAGCATTCTTAAGTGACCACTCCTCATAATATCTAGTACCTGGAACAACGTTAGTAGGTAACTCACCACCTGTACCTGGTGTAACTTCAAAACCGCCGGCGTCAAGCTGCTTAATGACGATCTCGCCTAAAGCTGCTCTTGCTTGAGTCTTAGAAATACCAGCTGCTAAATTATTAAAATCAGTTGGCTGAATATAGCCCATGTTTCTTAAAACATTGTAAAATTTTGAGCCAATGTTTGGATCAAGAGCGTCAATAAAAGTGACGTCAATATCATTCCACTTTACAATACCAGGAAACTTGAAAGTGTGGTTCAGAACTCTATGCTCTGTTGGACCTGTTAACTCAAAAGAAGGCTTTTTGGTCTGTGTGACCATGTACTGTGTTTCCAAGCCTAGACCACTAAAATTAATCAAAAATCTAAACTTTCTTTTCGGTTGAAAACCTTGTTCTGCTGGGCTGAAAAACTGTGCCATCTATTTTGTCTCCTGTATACTTAATTAGTTTTTAATATTTTTTTTAATCATCAAAAGAAGCACCGCTCTTAGTAATGATAAAGTCTAGAGCGATAAACTCAATTGAGCGAGCTGGTTTCAAGAAAATCTTAGCGTATAAAATATTTCTATCAACCAAATCAGGTGTTGTTGTTGTCTCATCCAAGATAACTCTAAAGTCTGTAAGACCTAAGCCAGCCTGAACCTCTTCCAAGAATGGAATAACACTACCTTTGAATCTATCCCAAGTGGCAGATACGTTTTGCTCAAACAATGTCGTTGCTGCAATCCTGGAAATCTCTTTCTTGACGAAAATTAGAAGTCTTCTGACATTAATTCTGTCTAAGGCGGAAGGTGTTACTTGTAGAGTCTTCTGACCGAATATTACAATACCTTCCGCTGGGAAAGAAGCGATTGGATTAATATTAACATCATAAAGCTTGTCTCTGTCATCAGATGTTAACCTCTCTCTAACGCCGATAACTGGAAGTCCAGCTGAGCCTTCACTTAATCCGCCGCGAGTAAAGCCTGCCGGCGCAAACCAAACTGCTGATTTTCTTTGTGAACTAGAGAATGTACCTAAAGCCACAACTGAAGGAGGCACGTAAAGAACAGAATCACTTAGAGTGTCTCTAATCTGAACATAAGGATAGAATGTACATCCATAGCTTGTGTTTAGGCCTAGATCTTTTGCTGAATTAACAACTTCATCGACAGAGCCCAAACGATCTTTTTCATCGGAGTTTGAGTGTTCTGGTGGAGTATAGTTTCCTGCCAAGTCAACAATAGCTAGGGCGTCGCCTCTCTCCTCACAAGAGCTAATTAATTGTGTATTTAAGCTGCTATTTGTAATACCTGGCATTACAGCAACATCAAATTCAACAAACTCTGGATCAGAAGTTACATCAATTGCTTTCTTAAGGCTGTAATAAGCATAGTTTGATCTTTCATCGCCGCCCTGAAGAAATCCATTTCTAAGTGGATCTTTTTCTTTAATGTCAAAGCCATCAAAACCTCCAAATAATGGAGAAGTGAAGCGATTAAATGCAAATGACCTTCCGCCTGAAGAGCCAGTTAAAACAAAGGTGCTACCGGAAAGTGCCGTAAGTGAGCCAGCAGCTGCTCTAGATCCTGGATTATGGTAAACATGAGCAGAATCAGTCTCTGATGCCCTTAAGTCGTCTAATGTAAATACCCAAGAATATTGGTTATTTGTTCCTTTTGCAAATTGATTCAAGCCAGCCGGCGAGCCTCTAAGGAGGTCTACATTTGTCTCATCAAAACGCTTTGTATTGATGAGATTAGATTGATAGCCAAAGTAAGCTTTTGTTGGTTTAACCATATCGCCCTCAGAAGAAGACAATCTTAATCTAGTTCTTGGGAATACTAACGAGCCAGTGAAACTGTCATGATTGGCATCGCCGCCTTCTTCGCCATTGGCAGGAGCAACAAATAGTATGTTGCCTGCAGGGTGAAGCGGATTCAAAGTATCGCCAGACAAAGAACCAGAGCCGTCAACCCAGCCGGTATCTGCAATTGCACCAGTACCATTTTTAATTTCTAAAGTTGCTGGAACCAATGGACCTCTAACTCCAAATGGAAGCCAGCCAGCCTTTGCTTTGCCATCACGAACTTGAGGTGATACTTCGACTCTAATAATAGAAGATCTATTAGGGTAATTACCTAATTCTGTGATAACTTTTTTGTCAGAGTCATAATTTAGGTGCCTATCACCAATTACTCTCTCAATGAAGTTTAGTGATTTTGGATTTAGATTAACATTGCTGTATCTTTCCAGTACGACAGGATTTTGATCGGTGTCAGAGCCTCTTCGGACTAATACTGTGAAGGTACCAAAATCATTGAATTCATTTTGTGAAGGCTTGATCTCTTGAATCGAGATCTTGTAGTCTCTATTGGCATGCTCACCACTATCTAGGGCATGAAATTTAAATAGCTTCTCAACATAAGTGTCACTAGCAGGATCAAAATTAGCTGTTGGGCCCATGCCTTGTGAAATAAACCAACCAGTCTGAGCTGCTGTAGCTTGCTTTTTGTGGTCTGCCCAAACAATTCCAGATTCTCCAGTGCCGTCGAGAGCAACAATTGCGCCATGCAGAGCAGTACCAGTATAAGCAGCGCCGTCGAGGGCCAATTCACTATTTTGACCATTAATAACGTTCGACTCGAACGTCTCACCAAGGAAATATTTTTCAGTGGTAGTGTGGAGCGTGCTGTTTAATAAAGTAGCGTCTGTATTGAACACTTTGCGAATAAACTTTCTAGATGATTTATTAAAATCAAAAGTTGCAGTTTTTAGTACTCCACCTGAGCCAGAGATAACAGCTGTAAACTCTCCATTAGAAGACTTAATTAAAGCACCGGCTTGAGTTACTTGAGCCGAACCAGTACCTCGGACAGCTCCTTGAAGAAGAACTGCGCCTTCGTCGACATACCAGACAGCAGCTAAAGTACCTGTGCATGGAGTGGTCTCAGCAGCTGCGGATGGAAAAACAATTAAACCATAAGCGCCGCCATTTTCATGAATTTCAGAGCCGCTGCTAAATCCGTTTGTTAGTTTCCATCCAGCTTGGCCATCACCAGTAGCTGCGTTTGAGGCATTTTCACCTAAAACACGGTAAATTGTGCAAGGGCTATTATTTTTTAGCCAAGCTTGAGCAGCATATGCAGCATAAGTAGGAGCTGTAGGGGTATTGCTTCTCCATGAATCACCAGGGTGATTACCATCATGTGGAGCGCCAAATTGAGCAACAAGATCTTTAAAAGAATCTACTGTTGTTGGCCTGTTAGACGGGCCTTTTGCAAAACGTCCAATAATTAACGGACCCATTCTTTCGGGCAAAGGTGTTGTGATTGACTCATCAATCTCATCAATGAAAATGCCCGGAGATACAAACTTAAATTTATCGACTGCCATGTTTTCTGCTCCTAATTATACACCAGTTCAAATTTTTGTGAACTTTTACTTAATAAATAGTATTCGATGCTTACAAAGTCCTTTAAATTCTAAATTCACCATCTTCGTCTTGCACCATGATTTTTTCTTTAGCAAATCTTATCTGTACTGCGTTCTCTCGTCGAACAACTCTTGGTTGAATTTGATTCTTGCCATCGCCTATCAAATAACCAAAAACATTCATAGTAATCTCTGTTTCATATTTTCTTTCATTTGTTTCATAACTAGAAATATTATTGCTCATTGAATAATCTTCTTGTATAAAAGCTTCATAGGCATTATGTCTATGTTTAATATATACCCTTTTGTGTGCATTTGTTTTTCTTATTATTGGGGTCAACAAATCATTCATTTGCTCTTGATACTCAGTTCGAATAACTGCCTTATAGCCCACTTCAACATATACTGGAATTGGTATCGTTATTGTCTCGTAAACAATTTTTTCATTTTTCTTGCCTCGATATAAAGGATAGTTTTCTTGTTTTTTCTGTCGAAAAGCATCTGCATTGGCAAAGTTGCTTGTTTTGTCCTGCTTAATAACTTTATTAATTGTCAAATATCCGCCTTTTATATCACCAACAGGATCAACAATTGAATAAGGTATCACTCTGCTTTCTTTATTCTTTTTTACACTAACTCTCTCAACACTAATAATCGGCAAAGTTAATTGACCAGTCAAATCACGGCTTAATTCATCATTCTTGATATTATGAGCGCGCTCAGAGCCAGCCCAGACAATAGGGACTTTCTTAAAGCCTTTATTTGTTGAAGTTTTAAGATCCATTACTTCGTCAAAAAAGTTATAAACCGCAAAATCAACATCTTCCAAAGTAGATGAATATCTTTTAACGTCTCTGGCTGTCTGTTCTTCATTAAAATCATCTTTATGAGGCATCGAATAAGCCCTCCCTAGATTTAATACATTCAGCAGAAATTTCTATTCTTTTATCGACTTGACCAAAAAGCTCTTGTGGTTCTTCTAGTTTGACTATTTCATAAAAATTATTTCCGTAAGCAAGAAAATCGCCCTCGCGCACAAAAAGATCTTGGTCCTCTGTTAATCTTCTTTTATGAAAATGAACTTTTATTTTAATTGTCTTGTCAATACCATATTTATCAGTCATGGTCGATTCACCCTGAAACTCAACCAAAGCATATACCCTAACAGGAGGCAAAAATGACTTAACGATGGCCTCATTGTAAAGAGGGTGAAAGTTTGTATGTTCCAAATCTATTGGATAATAAGCAACAGACTGGCCAACAACTCTTTCAATAATTTCGTCATTAACTTGCTTAACTAAATCCCTTTCTTTCTCACCTAAAAACATGGGAGGTGGTGGATTATCAGGCTGAGACCATTTGTTTGTTTCATCTGACATTTAGTGTTATCCTGTATAAATAAAGTAAGGGTAAGTTCTAGCCATCTTGGCTGTGTTTTCTGACATAGCGCTTTGAATTTCTGTTATCTTCTGATAAGTCATCTCATCAAGCACTTTCTGCAGCTCTTCTCTTAAAGTTTTTTGTTCTTCTCTCGCTTGTGTGATAAGTGCTGTACCATTTAAAGTTACAGTTTGGCCTGGAATTGGAACATTATTAAATTTTGAACGAATCTCGCCTAAAGTCTCTTTTACAAGAGCCAAAGCAAAACGTCTGATCCATTG